CTTCCATATGCGTCACCGCTAGTCGGCGACGTAATGCAGGTAGTTGAACATGAGGAACTTGAAAATTGTCCGTGAAACATTCTTCAGGACTAAAATTACTAGTAACAATAAATCTTGTAACATGTAGGGGACACATGTCCCCCTTCTGCTCCACCAGGCACTTGTAACGATCAAACCATCGAAGCAGATGGTTGATATCTATTCCACCAGGCGCGAAGTCGTCAATAATACATGTTGTTTCTAACATGTATCCATTCCACCACTTAGTTCGTGGATCTTTAATGTAGGCATCAGGGAGAGCTCCATGGGCGTACCGCGACTTTCCGACTCCAGGGGGTCCGTAGACCCACTCGACGTGGATGTCGTCTCTTGTAACTGGAACGGCGACTGAGAGGTAGTTCCGTCGGAGATTGTGACCTGAGAAATACCAGACTCCAGGATTTGTTTCTGCAAACTTTGTAACGCCGATCGCTCCGCTAGTCGCCTCTTCTTTGAATTCTTTTGCCAGATCGTCGCGTGACTTCTTGCTAATCTCTTTGACAGGTCGCTTACCAAGCTCCTCGTAGTCTCCTTCTTTAGAACAATATTTGATGTTGGCGCCAGCGCCTCCTCTAGCAACTTCAATATGGCATCCATGTGGGAGGCGAGTTTGTGCGTTAGCACAACTAACTCTGGATCTAAATTGGATGTAGCCCTGTAGGTGTTTTGTACCAGATTTCCCAACTTCGCGACCGAAGATTGTGTAACTTGCAAATTTCTCATGGCAAGAGTGGAGTGATTCAATGGCTGAGGAATCATAGTTGTTGAGGGTGAAGCAGAAGTTTTTTGCGTAGGTAGGCTTTCTAGCAGAAGGCATTGGAGAGGTGATTGTAATGCTCGGTGCATGCCTCGCTCTTATAGAGGGTAGTTCCTTGTTCAACAAGCTCAGATCCGTAAGTCACGGATCTAGGCACATGCAGACGTGACGTCATGCATGACGAGGGGTCCCCAAAAACGGGTTTGAGGGTAATACTAGCTCAAACCCTTCAAGATTGGGGAACCCGGGACCACCTAGTTCGCGAGGTTAGCATCACCCGTGAAGGACAGGCTGTATCCTTGCTGATAATTAACAGTGATACTCGAGGCATTATATGTATTATAAACAGCAACTATCCAATATAATTGATGTCGGCCTTGCGAAAAGTCAGATCTATCTTGCTTACGTGGATGCAACTTGTGATCTATTCTAACACATCCATTGAAATCCAAATAACCTTCACGGGCACTAATGCAAGTACCGAATACCCGAGCGGAATCGGGTTGTGTTCTTGGATCATACGTAAGAGCCGGTGTTGATGTACTGGAACCATATGAACCATCACTTGAGAATAACCATATTCGATAGAATATCTGTTCTTGACTCTCATTAACTAATTGCATGTAAATATTTCCACCTCTTATAATGAAGTTTCCACTTTCACTAAATTGAGGGGGATTTGTCCCAGCATCAGTCTGATTCAAATTGGGTGTTACCCAAAAATTATTATGAATTGCTGGATTAGAACTTAAGCCTCCTAATGCAGCATTGGTTCCAGTAGCTATTGTTCCAACACCATTAGCTTCTGAACGATATTTATTCAAATGCATTGTATTTCTCCATAACATCTTACGATAACTCTTAATCGGCATCTTACGACCCTTGTAAGGAGCATTATACTTATTAGCGCTACTATTTCCAGTAGCAACCACTCGCTCACGACGTCCACCATATCTTTTTCTCTTGAATATTCTTCTTCTTCTAACAACTTTGCGTCTGTATCTCCGGGGCGCCGGAGCATACACTCTTTTACGTTTGAAGGCCATCAGGGCAACTCTTGTAAGAGGGCCTTTCGGTTTGCCTTGAACAGTCGGGTGTGTGCGTACACTTTTTGCGTGGGTACGGGTGAGATGTTTGTAATGGGTGAGGGTCTGGGGTATTTATAGGCTTTTAACATTGTTGGATCGTCTGGGCTAGGTATTTACCATAACCGCCACCTGCATTCCGGCCCACCGCCGACATTTCTTTTGATGGGCTTTTTGTTATTGGGCCTTCGGCCTACAATTTAATTTGTAATAACCTTCCAGTCATAGCTGGGCTTTTATTGATAACTTGTAACTGAAATTACATTAACCTTCCATATGCGTCACCGCTAGTCGGCGACGTAATGCAGGTAGTTGAACATGAGGAACTTGAAAATTGTCCGTGAAACATTCTTCAGGACTAAA